GGTTTTGCTTTGCAGTTTATGTTGGATACTTCACTTTCTGATGCGAACAAGTACCCACTTAAGCTATCCGACTTACTGGTAATGTCGTGTGACAAGGATACAGCACCTGAGAAGGTAGTGTATGGCATTATGAAGCCTGTAACAGAACTGCCTAACGTAGGTCTGAGTGGTGATAAGTTCTACGCGCCAGAGGATACAGTAGGTAGAGCTAAGTATACTGGCTCAGTACTCGCTATTGACCCTTCTGGTAGAGGTAGCGATGAGACAGCCTACGCAGTTGTAAAGATGTTAAACGGTTTTCTGTATGTTGTAGACTGTGGTGGTGTTGAGGGTGGATACTCTGACTCCACGTTACAACACTTAACAGACCTAGCAAAGATACACAGCGTAAACATGGTACTCATTGAGAGTAACTTTGGTGACGGTATGTTTACTGAGCTACTCAAGCCATACATGCTTAAGACATACCCATGCAGTATGGAAGAGGTAAGACATAATACACAGAAGGAAAGTCGTATCATCGACACGCTAGAGCCTGTTATGAACCAGCACAGGTTGGTGATAGACCCTAAGGTAGTACAGAAGGACTACGACAGTGTGCAGCACATGCCACCTGATAAGGGTGTTAAGTACATGCTTACCTATCAGATGACTAGGATTATGAAGGTACGTGGTGCATTGGCTCACGATGATAGACTTGATGTACTCGCTATGGCTGTGCAGTACTGGGTAGACCAGATGGCAGCAGATGCTGACAGTGAGATACAGATACGTAGAGATGATTTACTAGATGCAGAACTAGATAAGTTCATGTCAAACCTTAACTTTGGTGTAAGTTCTAGTGAACCTTCTGGGTGGATAGAAGTCTAAAGTTACATCCTAAGGGGAAAGATTAAACTATTACATAGTATAGTATGTAGAACATGTTATAGTATGTAGTACATTGTTGTACATACTATACACTACTCGTAGTAATAAGTAAAGAAAATACTACATAGTAGGGTATAGTATGTTAAACAATGCTTATGTGATGGTTAGATATGTGTGACATAATTGTGACAGGGTGTATTAGGTCTAAAATTGTTAAAAAAATCTGAGAGGGTATATAATAGTATAGAAAGCGCGATACCCCCTTAAAGGTACCTGTACTATTGTAGCACATTTTCTACATGTTGTCAATGTCAAACATTTGACGCAGCTTTTGTGCTACATTGTGGCACATCTGCAACATGTGTGACATAATTGCAACATCTGTCTGTCTCTCTCTATCTATTTTTTCCTTTTACTATATAATGTCTAAACTTTTTATAAATTATTTACATTTTATTTGTTTTTTTATTTGACATTGTTTGAATAGTGTTGTTTAATGTAATCATAGCAAGACAGGTGTTAAGCATACACCATAAAAGAAAAGTAATAATGACAGGTCGTGCTTAGTTAGTTTAGATAAACGGTTTAATGTCCTACTTTCTAAACTAACGCAATACAAAGTAAAAAAGTTATTGACAAGACAAGACAACAAGACTAGAGTAGAAGAATAAGAAAAACACATTGAGACGGATAGCGCACATAGCGCACAAAGTGAGGTCTCTAGTACCATGTCAGTGCAAGGTCTGGCTATAGAGTGAACCATTTGTACCACCAAGAGTGCTTTAGCCAAAGCTAGGTGGAGTCTGATAGCAAGGACAGAAGCCTAGCTGTTACAAGGTGCAATGGTGTACCTATAACGCTAGGAGTAGTAGAAATGCAAACAACAACTATTAAACTATTTGGCAAGACAGTAGCAACGTATGGCAAGCGCAAGCGTTTTGTAGAAAACCGTTTCGGTATGAAGCGAGGTTCTACATTCATGGGCTTGCATACGGGCAAGACTAGCCACTATCTGTCAGTGCCAGCACTAGCCAAGCGCAAGTTTGGAGGAGTGCAAGACATTGTAAATATCACTTGACACTAGTAGGGCAACGATATATTGTATCGTTGTACCTTGTAACAGCTAGGAGTAGACACTATGACAGTAGAAAACATTGTAGCCATATATAGGCTAGCAACGCCAGAAGAAAAGCGTGACGGTGTTGTATGGTATGCACAAGCTCTTGCGGAGTGTAATCGCATTGCGTTAGACTATGAAGTGCCATTGCATATAGTGGTGGGCGTATGTGCTGCTTTGTCACCTAACAATAGGTGGGAGCGTAACATAATTAATACGCGTGACATGGTACAAGCCTTTACAGGTGGAGAGTTTATCAACAACTTCAAGGTTAGCACGTATCATGCTATGAAGCAGAAGGCTTGGCGTATACTGGCGGCAATGCCAGAGGCAGAGGCAGAGGTAATCACTATGCTCAATGGGCAGAAGATTATCAGTTTCTTTCAGAACATCATGGGCTATGATACCTGTACCATTGATGGTCATGCTAGGAACATTGCTTATGGTGTACGTGAAGGCTTGACAGGTACCATAAGCATAGGTAAGAAAGAGTATGCAACACTGCAAGCTGAGTATGTAGCGGCAGGTAAGAAAGTTAGGCTCAATGGTAGAGCATTGAAAGCCTTTGAGATGCAAGCTATAACATGGGTAGCATGGCGTAGAATACATGGGATAGGATAAGGAGTAGAGACAATGCGAGTAACTAAACACATGCTAGAGGTACGCTTGGGACGTATCAACAGGACAGTAGTAGATGGTGTATTCACAGGCTATCAGCTAAACAATGCACCTTGTTATGGTGGTTGGCAGTTGACATGTAATAATGGTAGCACTATCATACAGCATAGACTACCACCAAAGCAGATGCTAAACTATCTTGATGGTGTAATAATAGGGCTTGACATGGGCAGATATGGAGCAGTAAGATAATGAAAACACCTATAAAAAAATTAGAGCGTAACAAGTACAAGAGAGCAAGGCGCAAGCACTGGATAAATCTTTATAAGATTAAGAAGGGGTGTGTATCTTGTGGCTATAATCATAGTCCATACGCATTAGACCTTGACCATATAGATGCAAGTAGTAAGATACAATCACCATCAAGAATGTTTCTATGGACATTAAAGAAACTAATGCAAGAGATAAGAAAGTGTCAGGTGATGTGTCGGAATTGTCATGGAATCAAATCAGCAACAGAAGAATTAAGAAAAATAGGGGCTTGAAAAATGTTAGAAAAAGCATTAACAATATTGACAATCTCAGGTGGGTCTGTTATGATGTACCTATCAGGAGCAGAGCTTGTATACTACAACGGACTAGGTATGCCAGCAATATACACAGCATCTGTGCTAGTACTAGGTGCAGGTATCAGGTCAATACTAAAGGAGTAGAGACAATGTCTAAATACAAATTACATGGTACACTGTACACATATATGGATGCTATAGTTGAGGCGAAGGATGAGGAAGAAGCCCTTGCCTTGGCTGATGCAGATAAGGTAGAATGGTATGAGGTTGGTGGTGATTTTGAGCATCACGAAGATATGGTATTCAAGGAGGTAGACAATGACCAAGCAGATAGAACTTGACAGCGACAACATGGTAGTGTATATAGATGGGGGGTATTTACCAGCAAAGCTAGAGTACCATAGGAATGAAGAGGTTGACCAGTACGTAGTAGCTGTGGTAGAGTATGAGATAGAGCTAGAAATGTATGACGAACCACAGCTAGAGTTAGTAGTAGATAACGACAATGACAAAGATTAATCCAGTAGCAAAGGCACTGCTACAAAGCAGAAGGCGTACACAGTACGTACCTAACAAGAAGAAACACAACAGAAAGAGGGATAAGGGGACTGGCAATGAATATCTTTTATCTGAGCAAGATACCAGAGGAAGCGGCAGAGATGCACTGCGACAAGCACGTAGTGAAGATGATACTTGAGACAGCACAGCTACTCAGTACTGCACACAGGGTACTAGATGGTGACGAGTGGGCAGACTATGTAGACTTGTATAAGTGTACGCACATCAACCATCCATCAACAGTGTGGGTACGTGCTAGTGCTGACCATTACAAGTGGACACTTGACCTGCTGTTCTATCTGTGCAAGAACTACACACTCAGGTATGGTAAGATACACAAGACACAACGACTACTAGATAGTCTTGGTATACTACCAGAGAACATACCAGACGAAGGCTACACACAACCACCACAGTGTATGCCTGACCAATACAAGACTGACTGTTCAGTAGATGCCTATCGTGCGTACTACATGGGCGAGAAGTCTAGCTTTGCAGTCTGGAATCACAGCGACACACCAGTGTGGTGGAAGGAGACAGTATGAGAAACAAGTACGATGATGCCTACGTTATGGGCTACCACAATGGATATCATGGGTTGACATACGACAACCAGTATGATAAAAAGAAACAGCCACAGTACAATGTAAAGTACAAGCATGGGTACGAGGCAGGTAACGAGATGAAGAACAAGGAGCAGTGGAATGAGCATGGGATACACTAGATGTCCTTACTGTAACTCAAGTGAGGCAGAGAAACTGTACGCAGTAGACCACAAGGTTGAGTGCTACTGTCATAACTGCTACGCTGAGTGGACAACAGAACCAGAGGTGTTACAAGATACACCATACGAAACCTTTATGTTACGTAACTATGGAGAAGTAGCATGACACTATTAATAGTAGGTTGGATAGTAGCTATGTGGTTAATAGTTATATGTGGTTCTTTTACTAACAACCATGAAGGTGTAGTAGGACTACAGTTTATAACTATGGTAGCTGGTGTACTACTGATTGGTGGAGCAGGTATGTTAAACATGTTATAACATGTAATACATACTATAGTATAATGTAAAACAGGGGGTCTCCTTATGGATGTAACTTTAGAAACAGACCAAGACCTTATTGACCACCAGCTACAGTTAGAAACTGAGATGATGACAGGTGGTATAGAAAGATTTAGAAAGGAACGTGACGCATCAATAGAACGTGGTAAAGAGAGCCACACTCTGCATGGCAGGGCTATCATAGCTAGGCTAGTGGATGACATGACCGTAGCTATACGAGAGTGGCTGGACAATCCAAGTAATACATCACGAGACATAGCATGGAAGAGGGTGAAGGATGTACACCCAGAACAGTTAGCATACCTCAGTCTAGTCACACTGGTGGACAGCATCAGTAGAAAGAACACACTGATGTATGTAGCTAGAAGCATAGGGTCAGCCGTTGAGATACAAGACAGGCTGGACAGGTGGATAGCAGACGAGGGTGACATAGCACGTAACACAATCAAGCAAGCTATGAAGAAAGCCTATGGTGCTAGACGCTACGGCCTGACTAACAAGATGAACAAGGATGGGTACAAGGAAAACACATGGCAACAGTCAGAGCGTGTACATGTAGGCTTCAAGATGGTAGACCTTATCATCCAGAGTACAGGTATAGTAAAGCTGAACACACAGCAGGTTAAACGTACAAGCAAGACTACCTATGTTATACCTGAGACAGACACAGTAGAATGGATTGATGCGTTCAATAGTTTTGCTGAGACACACAGACCTAGACTACTACCATGTGTTATCATCCCTAAGGATTGGACAGATGTGACAGGTGGTGGGTATCATGGTCACGAGATTAACAAGCTACCTATAGTGAGGCGTAGATGAGTTTAAAGACACACTTAAATAGATTGCGTAGGCAAGACCTAACACAAGAGTATGCCTGTCTTAACACACTACAGCGTACTGAGTGGCGTATAAACAAGCAGGTGCTTGAGGTCACACGTAACTTGTGGGACAATGGACATCAGGTGGGCAACCTACCAGCCAAAGAGGACTTACCTCTACCACCCTATCCATTTGATAAAGAACCTGAAGAGATGACTGAGCAAGAGAGGGATGTGTTTCGCACGTGGTCACGCAAGCGTAATCAAATCTACTCCTTAAACAATCGCAGCATGAGCAAGCGTGTGCAAGTGGAGCGTACACTAAAGATAGCAGAACAGTACAGCAGGTACGATAGGTTCTACTATGTATGGCAGAACGATTTTCGTTCACGCAAGTACGCATCAAGCACGTTTCTCTCTACTCAGTCAGCAGATTGGAGCAAGGCTTTACTAGAGTTTGGCTACCCTGTCACCATCAACAGTTGGGATGATGCACGTTGGCTGTGCATACATGGTGCTAACCTGTATGGTAACGACAAGGTAACACTGGATGAGCGTGAGCGTTGGGCTTGGGACTTTGCTGAGATGTGGTGTCATCGTGTGGTATCTAATCCATACGAGTGCATGGTCTGGCTTGAGGCAGACAAACCCTTTCAGTTTCTAGCGTGGTGTTATGAGATGTCAGGCTTGATGAAGGATGGCTGGGGATTTGAGACACGTCTACCCTGTGCGGCAGATGGATCATGCAATGGACTACAGCATCTCTCTGCCATACTGAGGGATGAGCAGGGTGGTAAGGCTACCAACCTAACAGCATCTGAACTACCTCAGGATATCTACACACAGGTAGCACAGGAAGCCATGCGTAAGGTACGAGAGGAT